TGCTCGATCTGAAGCTGCGCCTGGACCTTCATCTCCTCCGGGTTCGGCTGGTTGCGCATCGCTTCGAGCTTCTGCGCGACCTCCTCGGGGTCCGGCTTGGTGAAGTAGAGGCTCGGCGTGCGCAGCCCGGCCGCCTCGACGGTCTTGGACAGCGCGTTCCACAGGTTCTCCGGCTTCACGAAGGGGTTGTCGGCGCCCATCGTGGCGAGGATCTTCTCCTGGAGGACGATGACGAACTGCATCATCATCTGATCGCGCTCGCGGGTGCCGGCGCCGAGGCCGGTGTTCACCTTGGCGTCCATGCCCGCGTTCCAGTCGCGCGGGTCGAACTTCACCCACTGATCGCGCAGGCGCACCGTCCGCGGCACGTCCTGGTGCCGGATGATCAGCCGCAGGATGCCGCGGAACACCGGCTTCAGGCACTTCGCGATGGTGCCGACGATCATCTCGGTCTGGCCGATGCCCGACTGCTCCAGGATCGCCGACGCCTTGGCCGTCACATTCTGGAGCGCGTCCGGCGGCAGCCCGGCCGAAGCGTCGCTGACGCCGGTGCGGTTCTGCTTCTCGCGGTCGAGGTACTCCAGCATCCCGAACGACTGCTCGGCGACGAAGGGCACCTGCTGGACCTTGTAGACCTCGTTGACGTTGCGGCCGCGCGCCAGGCGGATCGGCTTGCCGAACTCGGGCTTCAGGATGTCGTCCGGGTTCTCCACCGCCGACCAATCGACGATCGGCTGCGGGTTGTTCTGCCAGTAGATGTTGTCGAGCGTCTGCCGCAGCAGCACCGTCTTGATGCGCTGGATGTCGAGCACGTCGTCGGCGATCGACATGCCCTCCCATTGGTGCGGCTTGCGCTCGGCCACCACGTCCGCGAACTGCACCTCGTCGGCGTCGTCCTCGGCGAGCAGGCCCGCGGCGGTGATGGCGCCGCCAAAGCAAACGCGCCGCAGTTCCGCGATGCCGTCGCCATCGACGTCCTGGCGCACGTAGAGTTCGTAGTAGTCGACCTCCTCCAAGGCCGGGTCGACCTCGTCCTTGCCGTTGGCCGGCGCGTCGGGGCGGCGCTCCTCGGCCTCCTCCTCATCCGCGCCAGCGAGCGGCAGGTTCGCCACCGCCTCGGCGTCGTAGCCCATGGCGACGAGATCCGACCGGCGCAGCGTCATCACCTGCCCGACGAGGGTGGCGTCGGCGATCGACTTGGCCTCCGGGTCGATCAGGAACTGCTCGGGCGGCACCGCCTCGACGCGCACCCGGCTCGACTTGGTGTTGCGGCGGATCTTGACGTCGTGGACGGCGATCGGCATCGGCCCCTCGGGACCGTCGACCATCTCCTCCCGGGCGGTGTGCTCCAGCACCTCGACGTCGGGCGCGGCGACAAGCTCGGCGAAGGCGTCGTCCGGCAGGCCCGAATGCGTCGAGGTCTTGGGGTCGACCTTCTCCTCCCACCACCACTTGATGATGCCGTTGCGCACCAGCAGGGCGTCGTGGATGGCGTCGTGGATCGCCTTCTCGACGTCCGCCTCGACCATCACGACCGAGTTGATATAGTCGGTCGCCTGTTCGGCCGCCGCCTCGTCGCCCTCGCCGACCGGCGGGTATTCGACGACCTGGTCGTTGCCGCAGATCGTGCGCATCACGCTCGGCAGCACGTCCTTGATCGTGGTGCGCACGTCGCGCGAGATGACCGACGAACGGCCGGTGTCGGCCTGCGTGTCGGTCATCTTGCCTTCGTAGTACTCGATCGCCCGGGTGCGGCCCTTGGATAGCTCGTCGCGGTAGCCCTCGGCCTCCCGGGTCATCACCGCGAGGCGGCCGATGTGCGTTTCCGTGATGGGCATTTAGACGACCTTCCTCGGGATGAACTTCTCGGCCTTGGTCTTGGCGACCGGCTCCTCATAGGCGACGCACATGAGGCCGAAGGCGTCCGCGCCATGGCTCGACCAATCGTGCTCCGGCCCCAAGCCGACGCGGCGCTCCTCGTCGATCTTCTCGTGATACCAGCCCAGCGCCTCCAACCCGGCGCGGCAGGGCTCCTCGTTGAACCAGACGCTGGGGAAGCGCCGGCGCGCCGCCTCGATGCGCTGCGCGGCCGCGCCCTTGCCTTGGTTCGGCACCACCGTCACGCCATAGCCGGCGGCCCGGAACGCGCTCTCGTAGCTCACGTCGTGGACGCGGTCGTTGGTGGCGCCGTCGTGCGGCAGCCAGACCGAAGCCCGGTCGGGGCTGTAGCCGCGCGAGCGCAGCCAGGTGAGATGCGCGGCGAGCGGCTGGCCCTGCGCCTCGTAGTAGTCAAGCACGCGGATCTCGCGACCGACGAACTGCACGACCCACATGGCGAATGCGTCGGCCTTGGCGCCGGTGCCGCCGATGTCGACGAACACGCGCAGCGCCAGCAGCGGGTCGGCGGCAACGCGGCCGATGCGGCCCTCCTTGCGCGCCTCGGCGAGGTGGCGGGCGAAGTAGGCGCCCTCGATCACCGAGGCATAGCCGCCTTCCCAGATATGGTCGTACTGGTCGGGCCGGTTGGCCAGGTCGTCCTTGCGCTCATCGTTGAGCACCGACGGGAACCAGGGATTATCGCTCCAGTTGGCGCGGACGACGACAGCGCCGGGCGGCGGGTTCGGCCCGCGCAGCAGCATGTCGATGGCGTCCTGCTTCCGGCGCGGGTTCCAGCTTGCCCAGATCTCCGAGCCGTCCTTGCGGATGGTCGGGCGCAGCAGCGTCAGCGAGCGGGCGCTGATCGACTGCGCTTCCTCCAGCCAAGCGACGTCGACGCCCTCGTAGGACTTGATGCTCTCGGCCGTGTGGTCCTGGAGGCCGGCGAACATAATTGCGCCATCCCCCGGCGTCTCGATGACGTCCTTGAAGATCCGGAAGCCCTGCGCCTCGCCAAGGCCGAACGCCGCGATCTTGTCCTCGATCAGGCGCTTGGCGCTCTCCTTCAGCGACTTCTGCACCTCGCGGCCGCACAGTCCGCGGAAGCCGTGGATTGCCAAGGAATACTCGACCATGTGCTCGGCGAAGAAGTGCGACTTGCCGGAGCCGCGCCCGCCGTGGGCAGCCTTGTATCGCGCCGGCACGGTCAGCGGCATGAACACGGCCGCCGTGTCGGTCGGAATGCGGAAAACGCTCATTCCGGCTTCACGACCCGCCGCTCGAAGATCATGCGCAGCGGCTGCTCGGCGTCGCCGGAGTGCTGCACCGCGGCGAGATCGGGCAACGCCTTGCCGAGCAAGGTCTTTGCGGCATTAACTTGCGACGCATCCATCAGCGGCGCGTCCGACATGACGTGCTGCATCAAGCGGTTGATCAACTGGGTCGCCTGGATCTTCGCCCGGGTGTCCTCATTGTGCCGGAAGCCGGCTTTTCGGCCTGCCATGTCCCTTTTCCATCTTTTTGCACTTATGTGTGCGATCCCCCTTGACGACCTGCACACTTAGGTGCATATTCAGGCCATAGACAACGAGGGAGACACGAGATGACCAAGACCAAGCCCGCCCTGCTCGCCCGCCGGTTCAACAAGGACGGCACCGTCAGCCTGCTCTGCCGCGGCCGGGTTGTCGCGAAATACCGCGACTACCGCTCGGTGATCGACTTCGCCTGCGGTTGGTACGGCGTCGAGAACGCCGATCAGATCAAGTGGGGTCGCAGCCAGTTCGCCTGATCACCAGCGCGGGGCTTCGGCCCCGCCCCTTCACCGAGGAGAGACGCCATGGACGATCTGGTTCGCCCCGACCTGACCTTCGACCGCGCGGCGATCATGCGCGCAGCGTGGCGGCAGTTCCGCATCATCTCCGGTCAGACCGGCTCGCGGACCTGGACCTGGAAGCGCAAGGCGACGTTCGCCGACGCCCTGTATCTGACCTGGGTGCGCGCCCGGAACCGGCGGCTCGACCTGATCGACGTCCGCGCTATCGCATCCGGCCGGTAACGACCTCACGGCCGGGGAACCTGGGCGGGGCTTCGGTCCCGCCGCTTTTTCAATGGAGAGACCAGATGACCGACCCGACAGAACGCCGCGCCAAGGAGATCGAGCGTTTGGCAATCAGCTTCCACGCCTTCTCCGTCGCGCTCGCCGAAGCCCGCGACAAACCCTCCCTCGTCACCGTCACCGCTCTGCGTGTCTGGGCGCGGGCGCTCAAGACCGACCAGATCGTCGCCGGCGTCGACATGATCGACCGCCGCAATCTGGATAGCCTCCTTGGTCCCGGGATCGAAGCCACGATCCTCGGAGGAAGCCACTACGCCGACCCGTTCAAGCACATCCAGGTGGCCGAATGACGCCCGACGACTTCGCCGCATGGCGTACCCTGATGGGGCGCAAGGGCAGACCGATCAACCGCTCCGAGGCCGCCCGGCTGCTCGGGTGCAGCCGCAACATGCCGCAGCGCTGGGAGGACGGGTCGACGCCCATCCCGCTCTACATCGAACTGGCCTGCTCGGCCCTGGCGGTCGGGATCGTGCCCGGCCTCATTCAGCGGCGAGGCTGAACGCCGGCCCGATGGCCTCGCCAAGGCGGGCGCGGGCCTCGGGCGGCATCTCGTAGCCGATCCAGTCGCGCGTGATGATCACGTCGGCCAACCCCGCCTTCGCGAGCTTGCCACGCAGCCGGCACACGTTGACGCGCAGCACCGCCCGCGGGTCATCGATATCGCCGGACGAGGCGGCCACGATCACCTGCCAGCGCACCGGCCCCGGCGTGGCGTAGAGCACCCGCAGCACCGTCGCCTCGGCCGGCGTCAGCCGCCACGCCTTCGGAAACGTCTGCTCGGTGTCCTCCACGCGCGATAGCTGGCGGATCGTCTCCTCCAGTTCGTCCAGCGCCGCCACGGCAAGCCGTTTGGCTTCGTCGGCGGTCGACGCCATCGGGATGGCCGATCGGTGCTTCAGCATGGCGGTCAGTCCTCGCAGACCGTGAGCAGGATCAGCCCGGCCAGGATGGCCAGGACGATCAGATCAGCGGCCATTGCTCGATCACCCACCACAGCGCCAGCACGACGGCTGCGGCGTAGGCGGCCCAAACAAACGGCATGGAACCTATCCGTTCCGCGCCGCGTTTGGGTTGCGGCCCATAGTGGCGTCACCAAGGATGGGGGGTCGACCGGCCGAAGGCTTTGGCGGGCGGGATCGCCGATCGAGGCCCCGAAAAACGAACGACCCGCTGGGCAGCCACCCGGCGGGTCGTCTCGAATAAAGGGCCGGCTCGCCGAGGGAGGAGACGAGCCGGCCAAGCGCACGCTTCGGGAGGGAGGAGAGACCGGGGCGTGGCTCACCGCAGGCGGAAGGGCATCAACCGGCGGGAGGAGAGACGGTGCAGACGCCGAGCCTATCCCGAGCATCTGGCAGCGATGGCAGCGACCCGGCTACTGCGCCTGCACCGAACACGACGACGAGGGCGGGAGAAGCGGGAGGTTGGATCCAGAAGTGCTCGGAGGCGATCGCGACGCCCGGTGAACACTTCCCCCGCCTCGTTGGCCCCACTCCCTCGTCGAACCTAGGGGAAACTCCGGCGTTTGGCCGAAGATCCCATCTTGGCGAGGATCCTACCTTGTCATCCGATGCGCCGCTAGACGCGAGCAGACCGGAGGTAGCCGTAATGCACAGCAAGTTTGTGGAGACCATCGCGCAGCTGTTCCATGGCGGCCGCCGTGGCAATGGTGCGGTCGCGCCGCTGCGCCAGGAACCGGCCGACGTCGACGGTGGGCGTCTCGTCGAGCACGATGGCGCCCACGGTTGCAGCGGTTGCGCCGAGCGCAAGGCGCGCCTTGCGGAACTGCTGGCGCGCCTCCGCGCTGCGGACGGATACCGGCATCCCCCACGGCGAGTTGCCCTCGCCACGAGCGGTCGAGGCGTAGTTGATGGCGCCGGGGCCGGAGAGGCCGGACAGGAACCAATCGCTCCGCCACCGCCGCCCGGCCTCGTACATCGCTTCGGCGATCCGCTCGTCTGACGAAAGCTGGCGGCGCGAGAACATGCGCTCCAGCGGCGCGTCGGTCACCCGCACGTAGCCGTCCCGGGTCACCAGGTAGTCGCCGCCGGCCTGGGCGACGCGCTCGGCCGTCGGCAGCACCTGCGGCTGCGGGCGCCGCTCGCGCGACCTGCCCTTGGCGCGGGGCGTCTTGGCCGGCTTGACCGTCACCACAGCGCTCATTCGCGCTCCTTGCCGTCTAGCAGCGCCTGGAAATGCTCGTCATTGCACTGGCCGCATTCCTCGTAATACTGAACGCCGTGACGGCACGGGTGCGGACGGTTGGCGCGGGGGTTTTGATAATCACCATCCAGAAACGCCTGGATACCCGCCCGTAGCCGATCATTCTCAGCGCGCAGGCGGTCGTTCTCCCCTTGTAGGGAGCCGATCCTCAGGGCTTGCTTGAGCGGCAGCCAGATGTCGCTCATTCGCGACCCTCGATGGCTTTGACGATGTGATGGCCGATGAGAAGGGCGACGGCGCAGCCGATGCAGGTCAGCGTAGCCGGCTGGTTGCCCTGCCAGATCAACACCGTGCCCGCGATAGAGCAGGCGATGGAAAGCAAGGCCAGCATCACTCGCGCTCCACCCGGTTCGCGGCCAGCGTCGCGTAGCCGGCAAGGTCGTGCCAGTGATCGTGCGTGTTCGGGTCGCCAGCGAGGATGCGGCCAATCTTGTGCGCCACCATGTCCAGCGCCTCGGCGTGCGCGGGCGACAGTCGGCCCCAGTTCGGTGCGCCGTGCATCACCCGCTTGAGCGCCTGCGTCACCTCGGCGTGCTGGCTGTAGTCGCCGTGCGTCTGGGCGCGGGCGTTGAGCGTGGCGTAGAGGTCCGTCTTGGCCGGTTGCTCGGTGACGCCGACAATGCGGCCATCCCTGACAACGACGCCATCCATATTGATGCTCACCGCGCCACCTCGCCGTCGATCACATGGGGATACCGGCGCACGTCGGCCCGAGCCAGGAGGGCGGAGCGATAGCGGGCGTCAACGAGGCGCTGGGCCTCGCCAAGCCGGCGCGCTCGCTCCAGCGCGTAACGCCGCGCCCGCACCCAATCCGGGATCAGGATCGCCCCCAGCACCCGCAGCATGTCACGCCCCCTTGACGAGGTAGTCGTTCCAGTCCCAGCCGGCGCAGTCCGGGATCTGCACCTCGACGTGCTCGATTGTAGCGTAGCGCCCACGCCGAAGTCTGGCCGCCAGGGCGTAAGCCGCCGCTTGTCCAACGAAATTTTCGTCGTTGTCGCCGAAGATGACGACGCGGCGGATGCCGGCCGGCGGTTCCCAGACTTCCAGCCGGTTGGCGTTGAGCGCGGCCCAGACCGACACGCCGAACACCTCGGCCGCCGCCAACGCCGTCTCGATGCCCTCGGCGATACCGAGCGTGCCGTCGACGATGCCCATCAGCCGCACCGCGCTGCCCTCGGGCAAGCCGCCGAGCATGACCTTGCGCGCGGTGCCAACCGGGGCCTTGGAGCCGCCGGCCGTCAGGAACGTTCGGTGCAGGTTGACGCCGGATCCGTCCGGCGCCGTGACCTTGGCGACCATCGCCGGCCAGGTCGTCGGTTCCTGGCCCTCCTCGATGTAGCGCGCCGCCCAGCAGAGCCGGACGTGGCGCGGGTCAGGACGGGACGTGGCGATGCCCCGGCCGGCGAGATAGCGGTCGATCGGATCGTCGAGGGTCGGGGCGACAGTCGCACGCCATACCGCCTCCATGGCCTCCCGGGCTTTCTGCGGGTCGGTGGCCGGCTTCGGCGCGGTCTCGGGTAGCTCGGTGGTGCCCATGATGCTGTCAGCCCTCCTGGCGGCCTCCGGGAACGGCAGGCCGAGCGATTTGGTGATCAGGTCGAAGCCGTCGCCCGCGCCGCAGTGCGAGCACAGCCACGTCCCGCGGCCCTCCTTGTTGTCGAACCGGAAGCGATCCCGGCCGCCGCAGATAGGACAGGCAGTGTGCCGGCCGGTCAGGGCGCGCGGGTCGATGCCGAACGCTTCCAGCAGCGCCGGCCACTTGTTGCGGGCGCGCTCGGCGGTGGGGGTGCGAACGTGCCTCATGCCGCGCGCTCCCGGCTCTTGGCGAAGGCGATGGCGCGCGAGCGCACCCAGGAGCGGGTCGCACCAGACGGCTCGGCTGCGGCGACGAAGTGCCGCCACTCGCGCGGCGGCCAAATGCCGAATTTCGCGCGGTAATGCGCGTTGACCCAATTGAGCAGCTTGCCGCGCTCGTCGGCCAACCCGAGCAATTCGGCGAAGAAACGCAGTCGTTCTTCGGCCGTCGGCTCGGCCTTCTTGCGCTTGCCGCTGGCGTTCATCTCGACAAGCTCGCCGGCCTCGCATTCCAGCTTCGACCGCGGCTCCGGCTTGTGACCGCAGGCCGGGCAGACTGAGACACCGACCGGCTTCAGGTAGGAGCATTCCGGGCATTCCTTCGGCAGCCGCTCCACCGGATCCGGCGTGGCGCGGGTGGCCTTGCCGTCGTCGAGTTCCGTGTGGTGGATGTCGGTCACGAAGCCCAGCCGCAGGTGGGTGTCGGAGTGGTCGAGCACGAGGCAATCCGCCTTGCCCGGCGCCGTCCGCAGACCGCGGCCGATGATCTGCACGAACAGCATCTCCGAGCGGGTCGGCCGAGCCAGGACGATGCAGCGCACGTCCCAGTCCACGCCCGTCGTCAGGACGCCCACGTTGCAGACCACCTGGAGCCGGCCCGCGCGGAAGTCGTCGCGCACCTTGTTGCGCTCGTCGCGCTCCATCCAGCCGTCGACATAGCCGGCGGCGACGCCCGAGGCTTCGAACTGCGTCTGCAGCTTCTTGGCGTGCGCCCGGTCGACGCCGAACACCAGCGTCGGCCGCCCCTCGGCGCGCTCCAGCCAGGTCGACACGATGTCGGCGACCAGCTTGCCGTCCTGCATCACGGTCGAAAGCTGGCCCTCGTCGTAGTCGCCCGCCTTGATCGCCACGCCCGACAGGTCCGGGTGCGACGGGGCGAACACCTTGAAGCCGGAGAGATGCCCGGCGGCGATCAGTTCGGAGATCGTCGTCGGGATCAGCAGGTCGTCGTAGTCCTTGCCGAGGCCGCGCGCCCAGGGCGTCGCCGACAGGCCGACGAACGGCACCTTGGCCCAGTCCGGGTCGGCCATCCACTTCGACACGCTGTCGAAGCGGCGGTGCGCCTCGTCGATCAGCACCAGGTCGGCGGGCGGGATCTTGCGGCGGGCGAGCGTCTGCACCGACGCCACCTGGATTTGGCGGCTGTAGTCGGTCAGCGGGTGGCTGCCCTGGAGCACGCCGACGTCGCGGATGCCGTCCTCCCACAGGCGCTCGACCGTCTGGTCGATCAACTCGATCGCCGGGACGGTGAAGATCACCCGGCGGCGCTTGGCGAGCGCGCCCTTGACGATGGCGGCGGCGACGACGGTTTTCCCAAAGCCGGTCGGGGCGGCGATCATCGGCCGTTTCTTGCCCGAGCCAAGGGATTGCCGGAGGAGAGCGATTGCCCGTTCCTGATCGGGGCGGAGGATCTTCTCACCCATGGCGGCGCCCTCCCTGGATGCGGGCGGTAGGCCGAGCCAGGAACCGAGCCAGCGTTCCGAAGCCGGCCGCCGTGCCGAGCGTAACCGCCACCGTGGCCGTCGCCTCGCGCGTATCCTCTACCTTGATAGGTAGGTGCCTGCCTTGGCTCGGACCCTTTGGTTCTCCCTTACTAGGGTTCTTCTTATAAGGGCCTGCAAAATCTGCAGGGGGGGCCTGCAACGGCACCGTCAAATTAGCGGAGGAACGCTCATTCGGGTTTTTGACAAGGCGGTACAGGTTGGCCTGCTGGCCGCGCTTGGCGTGCATCTGGGTGACGCGCTCGATCAGCCCGGCCGCCTCCAGCCGCTTCAGGGCGTAACGCACCGTTCGCTCCGAGCAGTGCGCCTCGGCGGCGATGGTCTTGACGTGCGGCCAGCAGCCGCCGCGCTTGGCGTTGTGCCGATCGGCGATGGCGATCAGGACGATGGTGTCGATGGGGTGCGTGGTGCGCTGTTGCGCGGCCCACTCGCGGTCTTTCCAGCCCATGTCAGACGCCTCCCTTGTGGGTTGCGCCGGCCGGAAATTGACAAAAGGGGGGTGCCCATGCGAATGTACGCATGTCGGTGTTCTCCTGCACAGAAATCGACCAAAGCCGGGGGTGTTGGTAGCACCGCCCGGCCTTTCTATTTGTGCACGGCGCGCGCTGCTTCGGCAAGTGTCAGAAGTGCGCCGTCAGGCGTTTTCCACCGCCAACGAGGCCAGGATCTCGGCGACCTGATCGGCGCTGGTGCGCGCCGCGGCGGCGAGCATGTCGGCCCGGCGCTTCTCCGCTTCCGCCAGCGCGATGGTGCGGACGGTGGCGATCTTGGCCCCGATCAGGGTCACCGCCTCGCGGATCTCGTCGTCGGTCTGCATCTTCGCTTCGATGTTGCGAACGCCGTGCAGGACGGTGGTGTGGTCGCGCCCGCCGATCCGCCGGCCGACTTCGTTGAGCGTCCAGCCCTCGGCCCGGCTGAAGTACATCACGACCTGCCGCACGACCACCATCCGGCGCCAGCGGTTGTCGGGGAGCAGGTCGCGGACGCTGACGCCGAAGTGGGCGCAGACGATGCGCATGATCACGTCCGTCTTGACGCGCCCATTGACCACCGTGGTCAGCGCGATCGGATGCGCGGGAACAATATCCGCCGGCTCGGCGTTTGGTTGCGGGGAGGTCTCGGCTTCAGCGACCGGCTCGGGCGCAAAAAAAAGGGCGACCGGCACCTGATCGGCCGTCGCCATAGAAGTAGACCACGAGTGAGACACCTCGGCCGGCGGCACCGCCACCAGCGCCGCCCGGCGCGGGCTGGCGTGGAACTTCTCCCGCATCGCCCGCACTCGCGCCATCGCCTCGGCGACCGTCGACACGTCATCCTGTACCCGGTCAGTCCAAGCCATTTCGCTGCCACCTATACGTGAAAGGTTCGATGATGATGCGGCTTAACGAACTGCTTCGGCAATCGGAATTTCAGGCAAAAACCGCATATGCGTTACTCACGCAACACGTACTTTCACGTACTGGTCACGGGCGCGTCACAGCCGCATCGGCAGTTGACCGCAGCGGCCGACCGTGACTACTTAGGCCGGCTCGCAAGGGCACCTCGTGGTAGGGGTTGGGCCGGGTCGTTGTGGTGACGCCCGGCCCATTTTCATTCCAGGATGGCGCGGACGGGCGCGGCGGCCTGGTCCTGGTACTTGCCCGCGTAGGGCTTCTCGGCGGGCTGGTCGAGCAGTTCCAGGATGATCTGGGCGATCGGGGCGCCGGCGGGGATGTGCGTCGACAGCCGGCCGTGGTTGGCGATCTCCAGGGTCAGATACCCGCGCCAGCCGGGTTCGATGACCGTGTTGAACATCGAAATGCCCTGACGCGCCCAGGTCGACTTATCAGCGACGCGGCCGAGCAGGTCGTTCGGCATGTCGAAATGCTCGATCGTCGAGGCGAGCGCGAACTCACCGGGAAACAGGGTGATGCTCTCGCGGATCCGCACGTCGTAGCCGGCCGGGCCGAGGCCGAAGGTCATGCCGTGGGCGACGGTGCGCCGGTGGAACGGATCGAAGATGCAGCGGGCGCGGATGGATTGGCCGGATAGGATCATGGGTGGTCTCCAGGTGAGAGTTATTCGGCCGCCTCGGCCACGGCGATCTCGGACGCGACCTCCTCGACCAGTTCGATCCGGCGGCCGATCCAGCGGGCGGCGTTGACAGCCCAGGAGTTGCCGAGCGCCTTGTAGCGCGGACCGTCGGCGGCAGGCTTGCCCCGGTGTGGAATGGCGGTATAGCCGTCCGGGAAGCCCTGGAGCCGCTCGCATTCGGTCGGGGTGAGGCGGCGGACCGACCAGCCTTGCGCGACCGCCGGCTGCATCGTCGTCTTGAGCAGTGGCGAGCAGCCCTCTAGGACCGGCATGGACTGCGACTGGCTGGCGTACCAGTCGAAACCGACCGGCACGAGCCCTCCGTCTTTAGCGAAGTCCTGCCCGGCCTGTTCGCCATAGCCGCCGGTGAGGCATGGGGCCGTCTCGCCGAAGGCTTGCAGGACATGGGGCTTGTCGCCGCCGGAGGTCGACGCCCGCAGCGTCAGTCCGCAGTCGTCTCCGAGTTCGGCTGTTCCGCCTCCTTCCCGGCCACGGAGCGCAACGCTGAGTGCAGCGCCGGCGGCAGATCCTTGCCCCGCGCGCCGGCTCGGCGGAGTATCCCCGAGCACGCCTTGGGGCTCAGAAAGTACCGCCGCGGCACGTCGCCAGTCTCCAAGATATCCGACAACGAACACACGCCGCCGTCGCTGGGGGACGGCTCGATTATACCCGTCCACTCGGACATATTGCGCGTCCACGACCCGGTAGCACCACCCGTACCCCAGGTGGCCCAGGCCCCCGAGGAAGGCACCGAAGTCCTGTCCTCCGTTGGATGAGAGTACGCCAGGGACGTTTTCCCAGACGACCCACTGAGGCCGGTATCGGTCAACGATCGCAAGGAAGGTGAGGGCGAGATTTCCCCGTGGGTCAGCAAGGCCCTGACGAAGGCCCGCGACTGAGAAGGCTTGGCAGGGGGTTCCGCCGCAAACAAGGTCAGTTGGTCCAAGATCCGGCCACTCCTGAAAACGGGTCATGTCGCCGAGGTTTGGCACGTCGGGGTAATGGTGCGCCAGCACGGAACACGGAAACGGCTCGATCTCGGCGAAGGCGGCCGCCTTCCATCCGAGCGGCTTCCAGGCGACGGACGCGGCCTCGATGCCGGAGCAGACGGAGAGGAAGCGCATCAGGTGTCGTCTCCGATCAGACGCGACACGGCGTCTGGATTGCGGGCGGCGGCGAGCGACAGCGCGTGCATGATGCGGGCGATCCGCACCCGCGCCATGTGGCGAGCGGCGAGGCCGTCGTCGATTTTCATCCCGGCCGCGCGCATCGCATCGTGAACGCCGCGCGTCTCGCTGTGCTGCTGCTTCAACTCGGCGAGCAGCGGGGTGAAGTCGATCACGCGATCTCCTCCACCGTCACCCGGGCGCCGTCGACGTCGGCCCAGCGGATGCGGATGTCGACCACCTGGCTGTCGTCGCCGAGCACCGGGCCGGTGAGCAGGTCGAGAATCGCCTTGCCCTTGCCGTCGATGTCGACGCGCCGCTTGCCCGGCCGGCGCACCTCGATGGTCACCGCGACGTCGGCGGTGGTCGGGCGCGGCTTCTGCATCTTGAGCACCCACCCAGCGTCGGTGCGCCAGGAGCGGTACTGCTGGGTGGCGACGCGACCTCGGCCCGGCACGTTGGCGAACAGGCCGTTGAGGCTGGGCGGATAGGGCAGGGTGAAGGTCTGGGCGGTCACGTCGCCCGCTCCGCCGTCCGGCAGGTGTAGGACTTCAGCCGCCAGCGCGGCCGCTGCGACAGCCAGTCAACGGCGGCGATCTCGCCGAACATCGCGCAGGCGAGCAGGTCGCCCCGAAACGGCAGGATCTCGCGCTTGCACTCGCCGGGGGAGCCGGCGAGGCAAACGGTGAGCAATAGCTCGATCATTCCGGCTCCTCGTTGAAGCGGATGTGGAAGTACGTCATGCCGAACAGGGTGGCGATGTCATCCCAACTGACGCCCTGCTTGCGAAGGCTTCGGATCTCGTCGCCGAAGTAGGTGGGTGAGACGGTCGGCACCGGCTTGCGCTCCACAGGCTCGGGCGCCGGGGTGAACAGGTCCGCCGGCGGCTCGACGGGCTGCGCCTGGGCGGCGCGTTCGATCTTCGCCCTCATTCGCACCCGGTAGGCTTTGGCGCTGGCAATCGCCTTTTCCCGCGTGGCCGGCTCGACGGCGTATCGCGCTGCGCTTTCGGAGATGCCGAGATGATCGCAGATTTCCGACCAGCGGCGCCCCTCGGCGCGCATCCGGTTGACGGTCTGTGCGCGCGTTTCCGGTTCGGGCGGCGGGGCCACAGGTTCGGCCATCGGCGCAGCCATCAGGGCGGCCTGCTTCTCTTTCCATGCCCGGCGCTGCGCCTGCCGCTGTGCCTTGTATTCCGGGTCCAACTCCTCCCGGACGCACTGCACCGACTTGTCGACGGCCACGGCAATGTCGCGGTAGCCGAAGCCCTTTCGCTGTAGGTAATGGGCCTTGGCCCGCCATCCCGGCTTGGTTTCCATATTCATGTCCCTCTAGCCTCTCTCGTAGGTCTCGTCGGCGAAGTCGGCCGCCGTGACCTTGCCCTTGGTTGCGGTTTGGATCGCAGCCAGCGTCCGCAGGCCCGGTCTGCGCTTGCGGTGCAGGATGCGGTTGATCGTGGACTTCGAGACGCCGCAGATGGCGGCAAAGGCCGCGGGCGTCAGGTGCTTGGTGTGCAGGTACTCGTTGAGCTTCATGCCATAAGCCTAGCCTCCGGTTCCCCACTGGTCTACCCGAAGCGGCGACAATCCACAAATAAAAAGTTGCCCACGGGTCCACATTTTTCGGTTGACACTCGTTGCCACCTGGGCAACATTGGCGGCAAGAGATTTGGAGGGGTCATGACCGACCAGCAGATCATCGCCGCGCTCTACAGCCGGCTCAACGCGCTGCGGCTCAACGTCGGCGACGTGCTGCGCTACGCCAACCTGGGCGACGCGGCACGGGCCGGCCGGCTGGCCCAGGCCGCGCTCGATATGGACGACCGGGCGATGAACAAGATGCACGCGACGCAATTCCCGGCGACCCGGGAAATCACCATGGGGGATGACAATGGCTGACGAGGGCTTCGTTCACTACGACTTCACCGGCGACGACGAGATGATCAGCGGCAGCCATCTGGAGCAGCACGTGATCATGGTCGAGCCGGTGCGCGGCTGGGGCGACCGGGTGCTCGACGCGCTCGGCCCCCACGCCCTCGGGATCTCTTCGTTCGTCAGCGGTGTGATCTGGCTCGTCGCGGTCTGGTGGGCCTGGTGCGGCATCAACGCGGCCGGCTGGCTGGAGGCGGCGCAATGAGCGAGGGCAAGCACACGCCGGGACCGTGGCAGGTGTCCGGAGTTCGGCACACGGGCGACCTGCAGATCGGGCGGAACACCCGCTTGCACATGGTAGGCCCCGATGGCGACGCCGTCGCCGCCGTTTTCTACGACATGCGCGACGGGAAAGGTTTTGCCGACGCCCGCCTGATCGCCGCCGCGCCGGACCTGCTGGAAGCCGCACGGCTTGGCCGCGCGATGCGCCAAGCCCAGGCGGCCTACTTCAAGGATCGCAGCCGCGAGAACCTGATCGCGTCGAAGCAGGCCGAGGCGGCGTTCGACCGGGCCGAGCGTGTCGCCATCGCCAAGGCGGAGGGCCGCTGATGACCTGCTCCATGCTCCCCGACTGGGTGATCCCGGCGACCATCGCCGGCCTGCTGCTCGCCGCCGCCATGTGCGGCCTCGCCGCCGCGCTGTTGGTCCGCGCCCGGCTCCCTGCCATCGACCGCGCTCTGAGCGACGAGCGCTAAATCCGAGGAGAGACCAAATGACTGATCGCATTCCTGTTCTTGTGACGACCGAATACCGCGGCGTGTTCTTCGGCTACGCCGACCCGGCCGAACTGTCGGCGGACACCATCACTCTGACCGGGGCACGGAACTGCATTTACTGGCCCTCTGAGCAGGGCGGGTTCATGGGCCTCGCCAGCGAAGGCCCGGCGAAGGGTGCCCGTATCGGCGCGCGGTCGGACATAACCTTGCGCAAGATCACAGCGACGGCGCCCGTGTCGGAGGCCGCGGTCGACAAGTGGGAGGCAGCCAATGTCTACCGTGGTTGACGGCGACAGCGACGGCGACGGCTCCGGCTACGGCTCCGGCTCCGGCTACGGCTACGGCTCCGGCTACGGCGACGGCTCCGGCCTCGGCTCCGGCTACGGCTACGGCTCCGGCTACGGCGACGGCTCCGGCTACGGCTCCGGCTACGGCTACGGCTCCGGCTACGGCGACGGCTCCGGCTACGGCTCCGGCTCCGGCTACGGCTACGGCTACGGCGACGGCGACGGCTCCGGCTACGGCTCCGGCTACGGCGAGGAGGAATGATTATGGCCGACAAGATCCGCCTCGACGCCGCGCTGGTCCGCGCGCAGATCGAGCGCCTGCGCACCGAGTTCCCGGACGTCTGGGACAGCGAGGAATTCGCCGCCGACGCCCTGGAGGGCGAGACCGACCTCTACGAGTGGCTGGTCCAGGCCGAGGCGATGGTGCTGGAGGACGAACTGACCGCGCAGATGCTGGTCAACAAGGTGAATGCCTACGCCGAACACCTTGGCAAGCGGGCGAAGCGCCTCAACGACCGGGCGGTGCAGTTGCGCGGCGTCATGCTGGCGGTCATGGAAGCGGCTGGCATCGACAAGGCGAAGCTGCCAACGGCGACCATCTCGGTCAAGGACAAGCCGCCGTCGGTGCAGATCACCGACGAGGCGCTGCTGCCGCTCGACTTCATCCGCACCACCCGGGCGCCGGACAAGACGGCCATCGCCAAGGCGCTGAAGGCCGGCGAGACGGTCGACGGGGCGGTGCTCACCAACGGCGGGCGCACGCTCGCCATCAGGCGATAGGGGGAGACCATGTTCCAGACTTCGGATGCCATCGGCGCACTGGCCGTTGCCCTCGCCAAGGCGCAGGCGGCCATGGGCGGCGCCAAGAAGGACGCCCAGAACGACGCCTTCAAGCGCGGCGGCAAGGCGCTGCCCTACGCCACGCTGGAAAGCGTGATCGACGCCATCAAGGAGCCGCTGTCGGAGAACGGCATCGCCTACGTCCAGGCGCCCGGCGAGATGACCGACGGCAAGCTCTCGATCACCACGGTCCTGATGCACGGCGCGTCGGGCGAGTGGATGCGGTCGACGCTGACCATCCCGGTGGTCGCCTCGACGCCGCAGGCCGTTGGCTCGGCCATCACCTACGCCCGCCGCTACTCGCTCATGGCCATGGTCGGGATCGCGGCCGAGGATGACGACGGCAACGCCGGGTCCGGCCGCGACGAGCCGGTGAGGAAGGTGGCCGGAATGAGCCCAGAGAATTGGGCTGTGATCGCCAACGAACTGACGCTTCAGGGCAAGGCGATCCGCAACATCGAGGATCTGACGTCCTTCTGGAAGTCGGAGCCGTTCACCCGCTTCCGCAGCGACGCGCCGCCCGAGCGGGTCAGCGCGGTGACGGCAATCCTCAAGGACCATGGCGAGGCTCTGAAGGCCGCCACCCTCAACAAGGAGCAAGCGTGATGGCGCTGGTCACCCTGCCCGAATGGGCGCGCATCAGTCTGAGCGTCCTGATGATCCACGACGACGGCACCCCGGCGACCTTCACCTTTCAGGAGATGAAGGCCATCGACGTCACCGAGGGCGGTCTGGTGCATTTTGCCGGCCAACTCGCGGCATCCATGCCCGGCTGGCGACTGATGACCGATGACGAAGCGCGGCAGCACCGCATCGACGAAGAACTGGAAAAGGAACTCGACTAATGGCTGGCAGTCTCAACAAGGTGCAGATCATCGGCACGCTCGGCCGCGATCCCGAGGGTCGCAACGTCGGCAATGGGCGCATCGTCAACCTGCGCATCGCCACCTCCGAGACCTGGAAGGACAAGCAGACCGGCGAGCGCAAGGAGCGCACCGAGTGGCACGCGGTGACGATCTGGAACGAGGCGGTGGGCAAGATCGCCGAGCAGTACCTGCGCAAGGGCTCCAGGGTCTACATCGAGGGCGCGCTGGAGACGCGGAAGTGGCAGGACCAGTCCGGCGCCGACCGCTATTCCACCGAGATCGTGATCCGGCCGTTCAGCGGCGGGCTGCTGCTGATCGACCGGGCGCCGAGCGAGGAACGCGAGCGCGGCCAGGCGGAGCAGCGCAGCAACGAGCGCGCGGCCGAACAGCGCCCGGTGGCGCAGTCGCCTCGGGCAATCGACCCTGATCTCGACAGCATCCCATTCCTTCCGGAGTGGCGGTGATGGAGGATCTTCGGCTTCCGCCTTCGGAGCGCGCACGCAATTATCGGCATGGCTACAAACCGGCCGATGGTAAGTCCATTCCGGAGTATACCCTCTGGAAAAATATGAGGACGCGCTGCAACAAGCCGGCCCATCCCGACTACGCCAAATATGGTGGTCGGGGGATCAAGGTCGCCCCGCAATGGGAGGGCTTCCTCACCTTCCTGCATGATGTTGGGCGACGTCCGTCGCCTGACCATTCCATCGACAGGATCGACAACAACGGCCATTACGAGCCGGGAAATGTTCGGTGGGCGACAAGAAAAGAACAAGCTCGAAATCGTCGGTCGAGCGTTCGGATCGCCTATCGGGGCGAGGAGCGGACGCTAGCAGAATGGGCCGAGGTCGCCGGTATGACGCTCGGCTGCCTACACGCTCGCATTCGTTATGGCGGCATGACCATGGACGAAGCGATGACGCGGCCAGTTCGGAAGCAGGGTCGCCCATGACCGCCCCGGCGCTGATCTTCATCCGCACCCGCGGCGGGTTGGCGCCGGCCACGGCCTACGACGCCGAGGCGCTGGATGGCTATCCGCCCGGCGCCCAGGTCGAAGTGACGATCCGCCAGCGCCGGAGCGGCAAGCACCACCGCTGGTTTTTCCGCGCCTTGTCCAAGCTCGTGGAGAGCGGCGCGGTGCCGTTCCTGACCGTCGACGAGTTCCTTGACGCGCTCAAGATCGCCAGCGGCGTCACCCGGCTGCGCATGATGGTGACCGGCGAGGTCTACGTGGTGCCCGGCTCGATCAGCTATGCGGCGAAGGATCAGGCGGCGTTCAAGATGTTCACGGACCGGGCGGCGCAGGTGATCGCCGAGAACTACGGCATCGACTTGGCGGAGATGATGGAGGGGGAGAATGAATACTCGGGAAACATATGTATTGCGCGCCGTGCATAAGCAAGAAGAAGCCCGCTATCAAGCGCGCATCGCGTTCGAAGGTCTGCAAGGCTATATTGATCGGGTTGGTATTCTCTCGTCATCCCTGATCGGCCAGCAATGGCGAGCCGCGAATGCTGGGCGTGAAGCCCGCGACGCGCTGCTTGGGGTGATAGCCGATGGCGCGGACTGAATTCCCCCGCAAGGTGCTCGCTGCCGGCTACCAGCGCGCCAATGGCTGCTGCGAGAAGTGCGGCGCCAAGCTGAAGGTGGGCGAGGGCCGCGGCGACCACATCATCCCGGACCAACTCGGCGGCCCGGCGACGCTGGACAATCTCCAGATCCTCTGCGTGCCGTGCCACGCCGGCAAGACGGTCGACGACGTGCGGCAGATCCGCAAGTCGGACCGACAGCGCGACAAACTCTCGGGCGCGTTCAAGGCGCGCAAACGGCCGATGCCGGGCAGCCGGGCGTCGGGGTGGAAACGGACACTTGATGGCCGGACGATCCGGCGCCATCCGCCAGACGAAGGGAGGCAATCATGACCGCTGACGAGATCGCCCGCATCCGCGCCGAGGCGTTGGAGGAGGCGGCACGGGTGGCGGAAGATGCCTTGAGCCGATACGACCCGTTTCGCGACGAATTGGTCTATCGCACCGACGTCGCAGAAGCCATCCGCGCCCTTGCTGCGAAGGGAGGCGACTAGCGCGTCTCGACGAGCGCGGCCATCAGGGCGTCGAGAACGGACTTGGCGAACCAAAGCATGGCCGCCTTGTCCATGACGCCCTCCGGGGCGCCGGTCAGCAGCCAGCCGCCGTCGACCCTGACCAGACGCGGCGTGTGGGGCTTGGTGTAGAGGTCGGGCATGGAGGGATACCCTATGGATTGGCAGCCGATTGAGACCGCGCCAAAGGATGGTACGCGGATCCTTGTCGCCATCGACGAGGACATGGAATGCGCCGCCTGGGCGCTCTACGACGACGAAGAAGGCGGCGGCCGTTGGATAGACGCCATGGGCGAGGCTGTCTGGAACGGTGAGGAGCCGGAATACTGGATGCCGCTGCCTAAGTCGCCGTCTCCGCCCGCCGCCGGATGACGAGCAGCGCGCCCTCCACGATCGTCATCCCGAGCAAGCCGACGAGGAACGCCGCGAGCATGTCGGCGTCGGAGCGCAGGATCACGTCGGCCGCCTTGGTGTCGACGAAGGCCAGCGCCCAGTTCAGCAGCGCCCACAACGCGCCGGCGGCGACCTTGTGGCCGTAGAGCACCAGTAGGACGCCGCCGCCCGCCTCACCGAGGCGCTGGAGGGTCGGTTTGCGGGGCGGGAACAGGCCGCGGACGTAGGCGCCGGCGGCGGCAGGTGCGACCTTCGACACGAGCAAACTCCACAGCCAGGTGGAACTATTCGGGTCGCCGGACGTTAGCAAGGGGGGGATGTCGGCCACTACCGGCAAACTCCAAATCGAAACGGTTGTACGGATTGTAACCCGGGACGGTTCACGCCGCCCCGGGAAACCTTTCATTTGCAGAGTTCTACCCACTTTTGGTTGTGAATTCTGATCTGCGTCACCGTGTCCGGCGTGTCGCGCGAGGACGAGTAGGTGATCGGCTCGGCGGCGACGCAGAACCTGGCCGCCGAGACGGGTTCACCCTCGATCGAACGGGTCTGACACCCGGCCGTCGTGAGGGCGATGAGCAGCAGAACGGGCGCGCGCTTCATCGGCTTCCGCCTTTCGTTTGAGCCTCGCCTCGGCGGCTTCCGCGACGGCCTTGTCGCTGGCCGCCTTGGCGAGGATGCGATCGAGCGCGCCGAGCACCAGCCGCACGAGGATGGCCTGCAGCGCGGCCCACATGGTCAGGGCTTCGGTTCGGGCACGACGATGGCGAGAACGGCCATCACGATCATGCCGGCGCCGCTGACGATCTGCGCCATCTCGGAGGCGTGCGGCAAGAAATTGAGGCCGGCAACGACGGTCGCAATTCCCATCCAGGTGGTGCGCTCCTTGAGGCGGGCGATGATGGTGGACATGGGATGGTCCTTTCAGGTGATGAGGCCGGAGGCGGCCAGGCCATCAGCGCCGACCTTGGCGCCGAGGTAGGATTGATGGCGGCCGTCGGCGGTGTGCGCCGCCGCGGTGCCATACGTGCTGTCGACGATCCAGCGCCCGGCGTCGCCGAGCACGGTGCGCGGATCCCAGGCGCCGGAGATCGTGCCGTCGGCGACGCGCGCCTGCGCCCAGGTCCACATGCCGCCGCGGATGATGGTGTCGAGCGCGGTCTGCCCGGCCAGCGTGGTGAAGGTGCCGGACGACCGCGGCGACAGGCCGAGGTGGTAGAG